GGCGTTTGCCAAAACGTAAATCTTGATGTCGTTTAGTAATGCAAGCTTTCGAATTTCGCTGTGCAAGTCTTCGCGGACCTCAACAACTGTGCGTCTAAAACTTCTAGCCAAAACTCGTTAGCCCCCTGCCTTAAGCCTGCTTAGACTTTCTGTTTTACTCTTTAAAACGTATAGGTAGTCAGCTAAAAGCGGGGTTTCGCGTCCAAGTTTAAAGGTTATTTCAAGCGTCTGAGCTTCGGCGTCCACATGATATTCAACGCTTAATATTCGGAAATAGCCGCTCACATTCTCGTTTGGAAGGCTCACGTAAACTTTGTCGCCTGGCAGAATAGGCGTATTTCCATAATCTATAACTGTGCTTCGTAAGGTGATATACTCCGCCGGGTCTTTAAGATAAGCGAGCAGCGCTTTAGCCCTTAACAAGCATTCGTTGTCGCTTTTCAGTTCTTCATCTGTTTCGGTTAACTCGCGTAAGCCGTAACTGTTTTGGCTGTTAACATCATCCTGCACGGCACTGAAGCGGCAGTCTTCAAAAACGAGATGGTCCAAGCGGATGTTTGGCGTGACGGCGCTTGGATGCGTAACTATGAACCATATGCCGTTAATGTTGCTCCATGAAGGCGAGCCTACAACAGTCCATGTAGGCTGGTCTGTTCGCACGGTTATTTTTTGCCACTGGTTTTGCGCACCGAGAAGGGGGAGAATGTCGGCTTCAAAATAGTTGCTTAAGTCCGTATAGAGTCGCNGCTTAGCCGATGAAGGCAACCCGGTGTCCTGGCGTCCCCACATGAGCCAGAAGCGTATCTGTTTAAACCCGTCTTGCCCATTGCATTTTGTTTGAGCAATAACCCTGCGTAGCCAAATCTCGTTGCCGCTTGACAAAACCGCGTATATGCTATAAAAGTCCGCGTATTTGGTTTGCCCATCCTCCGCCACATGGTATATAGAAGTGGATAAATCACCGTTGCTAATCCAGTTGTTAAGGTTTTCAGTAAGCCCGTCCTCATCAGCGTCTGTTGGAAGCTTCTTGCTTTTGGCGCCGTAAACGTAAACTTTGTTCCGCACCCCATGAATGTCTCGGCGGTATTCACTGTATTCTATGCGTTCTGAAAGGCTTAAAGCGCTTGTCTTGCTCATGCGCGGGAAAAACTCGAATTTGCCGTCAGGAGCCACTCGGAAATCGTAGCCTATAACGCCCTGCTTGTCTGCTGATTCAGCTATGTATTTTACTATGTCAAAAACTGGCGTGTTCTCATATTCCAATTTAGCGTACGTTGTATCCGTCGCCTCAACAAGCTCTGTTCCGCCCCGCGTGTGGCTTAAACCAACGAAATAGTCAAGCAGATCCTTTACAACATCTTCGCCCTTAACATTCTCATAGGTTTTTGTCACAACACGTCGGAATAGGCGTTCACCCCAACATCTGCCGCTAACACGCACATAATTTTCCGTCGGCGTGGACTCATATTTTATGCTTTCAAGGCGACACGTAATTATCTGCGGAACATTTGCGCCTCTGCCAATGCTTATGCTGCCGTCCATGCCGACGCTGAGCGGAACTGAACCTCCTGGGCTGTATTTGCCATTCCAGTTATGCAGCAAAAGCTCAAAGCTGCTAACCTCTTTAGTGCAGCCCAAATAAACACGGCATTCGATGACATCGCCTTGCGGAACACCGTAACCGCCGAAGGCTACCGCCATCTTTGGAATTTCAACACTCAAAGGCTACTCTACACCCCGCCTATAAAGTTCCATTTCACCAGCACGCCTTACGCTGCGACCAGCAAAACGCATCTCGCCAGCAGCCTCGTTGAAGCTCTGCACGCTGGCAGTTGCAGCATTCATCTGACCAGCAAAATAGGCCATGGCAGTAGCAGCCCCAATAATGGCAGCTATGCCTACGCCTGTTAAAGCCAGAAAAGTAGCGTAGCTAACGTTTAGGGCGTTTTGAGCAGCAGTTGCAACCCAACATGCAGCTGCATAAATCTTCTGGGCTATGGCTACACCCCAGCTTGTCCGCATAAACATACCCAACACCGTTACGACGGACATGACACTGCTTAAGGCTCGAGTCTGCTCATCGTTTAAAATGCCGAATTGATGGGCTATGTGGGCAATAGCGCTGCCTGTAGCGCCTAAACCAGCAATAGTCGAACCGAGGCTTCTTATACGCATAGACAGGGCTTCAGCGTCTGTTTGAATCCTTGCAAACTCGCTGCTGGCACGGTTAACAGCACGAATAGTTACGGCGATTTCACGGAAACTCATGGCAAGCCAGCCTCCGCCTTGGCTTGGTCAATAGCCTCGAGGATAATTTGCTCAAGCTGCGGAAGATGCTCTTGAAGGGCTGGGTAAATAAATGGCTGGGCTTGCATCCGTCTTGTGCCAAACTCCACAAACAAGGCGTAAGTGGCTTCTGCGCCTATTTCTGCAACCCAATCATGAACTTTTGCGTAAATGCTGCTTCGCAGATAGCCGGTTCTTACTGGCGCAAGTTGTTTGGCTAAGGCTTTAACGTTTTCAGCCCAGCCTGCCAAAAGCTCATGCACATACTTTTGCATTGCACTGTCAAGCTGCTGCATGGCTTGTCTAAACTCTTCAGCTCCTTCCAAATAGCAGGTTATTTCAAGCGCCATTTGGCTTCACGCTCCACCTTGGCTTTTTCCTCCTCAGCCTGCCTATCTAACTCGTTGAGGATGACGATGAATTGTTGGATGGTTTTTGCTGGCTGCTTGGCAAGTTGCCTTGGTGTCCATCCGAACTCTTTGCAGAGGCGGAACTCTGTAAGCGTTGGGTTTGGCTGTTGCTTTCTGACTGCGCGGATAAAAAACCTGTTTCTTCAAGGCTTACACCGTTAAGCCTGTTAACGATTTGGCTGAAGAGTTCGCCGAGTTCTATGGGTATGCCTTTCTCAGGGTCTTCGCTTAGGAGTTTCTCGAGGGTTAGAGGCTTGTTTGGCGGCTGCTCCTTAAGGGAAGCAATTATGGTTTCTGCTTGGATAGCCACGTAGTCGCTTGCCATTACTTGGCCTGTGTGTTGGCTGTAGCGCGTGTATTTTTGGATTATTCGGCTGCGCTTAGCCCATGTTACCTCTTGAAAAACATAGCGTCCAGCGTATTCCTTGCCGAAGCGCTCGTCTATTTCAACCGTTTCCTTTCGCATTCTGAATCATCTCCATAATGGCTAAACGGTTTCGTATGGCGGTGTTAACGTCTTCAAGCACGATTTCCTGCATCCACCTTGGAAGTTTTAATATGCGGATGCCAAGTCTTTCCCACATTTTAAGCCACTTACTGCGCAGTTCTGNTTCCCGCCCGAAATTTTCCAAAACATTAACTTCAGCCATTTTGTCCCTTCTCAGCTTATGCTCACCGGACCTTTGGCCACAAAGCTGGCTTTGCAAGAAACCAAATCTTCTATTCGTGTTGGCGCTGCAATGTTTTCCCATTTGCAGCCAGAAAAAACCGCTTTGTTTGAACCCCCTAGACCAAACTCCAAGTCGAAAGATGCATCGTTTATGACATCGTCAAACTCTTCTTTGCTTTCAAATTCGAAGGTTATTTCGCCTGTCAGGTTGCGGTGTCTGTATGGCAGATATTTTAGCAGGTGTCCGCTTGTTGTGCGGATGACTGGCACTTGTTTAAGGTTGTTTTCTATGGTGAACTTCCAGTCTGTAACGCGGTCAAGTGCGCTTGCGCCTTTCTTAANATAGCTTTCATAAAAAGGCACTACTCCCGCATAGTCTGAATAAGTGGCTCCGCTAATCTTGCCTGTTCCAACAGCCAAGTCTTGTCCAATAAGCTCCGCCGTAGCCTTCACAACATCTTCTATGCTGCATTCCACTGTGAGCTTGTGGAATTTGCAGCCCATGTAAAGAAGCGAGATGATGTCTGTTGCTGAAGCGAATGTTCCCTTGTAATAAAGCACTTGTATGCTTAAAGACTTGTTCAGTTCTGCTTTAGCCCATTGCAGAAAGTTTATGGGTGCTTCGCTTGGCAATGGATAAGAGATTTTTAGGCTGACGCTTCGCAGTCCTTTTTTGACGGCTTGCAGGTCTATGCTGCCTATTCCGCGAACCTTAATCAGGCTCGGGTCTAGGGATGGGTCGACGTTTTCTGCTGGGATGCCCAGCATCGTGGGGTTTGTCGGCGTCTGCCCGTAGGCTGTTTCTTCAACGTAGTATACGCGGGTTTCATGCGCTCCATACGTTTCAACCATTTTCCATTTTCACCTCTTCTTTTAGAATATGCCTCCAACGTCCTCGAAGGACCATGATTTTAGGGTTAAGTCTGTGTGAAAAAGGAAAGGTTTAACGTCCACAAGGTCAGCATCCCTAAAGCTGACAACGTCTAGATACGTTATTCCTTTCACTGTTACAGTGCAAAACGCATAATCGCAGTATAGCGTGGCTGGTGTTGCGCCGTCGCTTGGGTTTGTTGTCCTTGCAAGAAGCCAAACATGTCCGTCGTCATCCACGTAGTCGTTGACANGCATTGTAAGCGTTATTGCCAAGGTTTCGTCTGTTTCGCCAGTGCCGCTTTGGGCTTGCTGCCAAGCTTGCGCCACATGATTCCAAACTTTGATGGTTACGCCGCTTCCAGCGGGAGCAGTGCCGTAGCCTTCAAAGGCTAAAACCATCTTTTTAATGGTCTGCTCGCGGCTTTCTATTTTGAAGCGGAAAAGCAGAAGCGCATATTCGCCGTTAACGTCATGGCTTTTTGAAAGGCGGTCTTCATCGCTGTACCAGATTTTCTGATACTCTAGGCTTGTTAGCTCTGTCCAGCCGGCATCCCCAGGAGCAGGCTCATTTGCGGCTTCACATTGAAAAGCCTTATGCGGCTCCCCGGATGGATAGCCTAAGCCTGCAAAATCGTACAGTGTGACATTTGGCCTGTTGCGGTTCTGCTTTACAATGCGGTTAACTTCTTCAACCATTTTCTGGCGTAGGAGCATGTTTTGGCTCCAAACGTTAACTCTTAAAGTGTCTAGGCGCCTTCGAAGCCTTCCGCTTAATTCTATTTTTGTGTCGCGGCTTTCAGCGAGCCCTACGGTTATTTGTCCGTCGTAATTTTTGAAGAGTTCACGGTCGACCCACTCACGACTGACATAAATTTTGGCTATGGCCCCGTCCTCCCTAACAACACGCATGTTTTTGCCTAGAAGCCTAACAACCGTCGTCACAGGGTCTTCTGTTTCGCTCATGCACCTACAAGCCTCCTACAATTAGCCCGGAAATAGGTTGTTTCGCCTTTCCAGTCAAAAGCCTGAACGCCTATAACCTCATAGTCTAAGCCTTTACGACGGACCTTGTCATGCTGCCTTAAAGGCGTAAAAGTGTAAACCNTAATGTAGTCATTTATTATGTAGCCTGGGTCAATAAGCACTTCGTCTATGCGGGCTGGGCTGACAATTGCTTGAACGTCTATGCCTTCGCCGTAAGAAATGGTTTCAGCAGCCTCTCTTATCGGGTAAAGCGTAACCCATTCGCCCTGAGCCTTCAAAATCTGTGTGAAACGTGTCAAAGGCTCTTCATAGTTTAGGAAAAGCCTTGCAAGCCAGCAAACCGTAGCCATGGCTTGCTTATTCTCGACAGGACTATAATCCTCGTGTTTGACACCCCAAAACATGAAATCTCTTTGATGCTTCTCTATGATTTTCATGCTGTAAGCGAGGCTTGGCTTGTCATGGTTTCGGCGTATCTGCCAAAGGATTCCCGCTGTAACAGCATCGTAATAGTCGCAGGCTGGAAAACGCATTACAACGTCTATGTAGCCAGCCCAGCAGATGGCAGGATTATAAGCGGGATATTGAGCAGAAGCTCTAATAGTGTTTATAAAATTGTAAACTTTCTGGCATGAAAGGCTCCAGCCCTCATAAGCGTATAAGCCGAGTAATGCGTAGGCTAATGGGTCATCGTAAACCTCTTTTTCCGCTAAGCCTACACGATGCCACTCGCCATCAGAAGGGTCAAAGTAAAGCCAAAGATTCTCGAACCCTTCCCGCAAAAAGCCAACAGCCTTAGCCATCATAGCCTCATATAAGCTTGTGTTTTCTGCATCGTATTTTTCAGCAAGCATTTTAAAGCCGAGAAGCCCATAGAGGCATTCTACATCCATTTGGAGAAGCCAAGTATCCACGATTGTGACGGCTCTTGCGAATCCGCCATAGGCTTGCTGGTCCTGCATGGTTTTTAGGAAAGTGCCAGCCGCAAGCCGCGCAGCATTCAAATAATCCATGTCCTTCGTAAGCTCATAAGCTTTTAAAAGCGAAGGAACAACGCGGCAAGCGTCCACGGCGTAATAGTATGTGCTGTTTTCGGCGGATTTGAATCCTCCATAAGCCTTTTTCTGCGGGTCTATGCACTGCTGCGTTAAGAGCCAGTCAGCAAGGTTTACAATTTTGTTGTAAATGGCGGTTTTGCGGTCTTCAAACTGTTTAACGTTATAAGCCTCGTATAGAAAGTCTATGGCGAAGGCTGCTGCAAAAGCCGCTCTGCCCCAAGCTGGGTCTGGCATGTTAGGCGGAATAACGTAAACGTAGGGCGCATATTCCATGATAAACTCGTAATAGGCTTCTGGAACATCTGTCACGCTAAACCCTCCCCACGTATGTTCCCTTTAGGCGTTGCAGGATGCGTTCAAGCTCGCTTTGCAAAACATTGAGAGGTGGAGCATTGCTGAGCACAGAGGTGTTTTGGTCGCCGACGCTGAAGTTTAGACCTACGGCTGATCCTCCTGTTAAATAGCAGATGGCGTAGATGGCAGCCAAAACCGTTATGAACTCTTTTTCCCCTTCGGTGCAGTTCGCATAATCTATTTCTCTGCCGAGTTCAAGCTTCAAAGTTACTTCGGCGCGTTTAATCATCTTCAAAATTTTAGAGTCTGAAATGTCCCATTGGCTTACACTAATTACGTCGCGGACATCATCGGGCGAAACGCTTTCCAAACGCCTAAGCCTCCAACAGGCAATTTCTACGCTTAGAAATGGATGTTAGCCATATAAAAAGAATTTTCACAAAAAAAA